AAAGAGTTTCATAAAAGAAATGAAGCAAGTGCAAGAGACAGGGAAGATTTCAATGACCTTAGGTTACGCTCATTAGAGCAGGACAAGGAACTTGAAAAATTAAGGCAAGGCTATAAGGAGCCGGACACACCTCCAGACCCAAGCGATGAGGGATCATTTTTTGATGACGATGATCGCACGACAATGGAGGAATTCAGCGAAATTACTGGAGTAACCAAAAAGTTAGTCCAGCATGAATTAGCCAAGGCATTAAGCAAGGTAGCACCCACGATGAACAAAGATTCAGAAAGGGTTGCCCAGCTTGAAAAAGCCTACCATGACCAGAACTACCAGCAGTTTTTGAGCAACCACGATCAGTCGATGCTCAACTCAGTTGGAGAGGATTATAGGGATATCGACAGAGATCCAGATTTTCAATCGTATGTTTTGGCATCGCCTGCACTTACTAAAATGATGACCGAATCCACATCACCGGATGATCATGCGTCAGTAATGAATTTATGGCTGGAAAATACAGATTCCGGCAAAGGATGGCGACAAACAGAGGAGCCAGCACCTAAAGCGCAGTCAGAAGGATCAGCTAAGAAACAGAGTACGAGACGCAAGGCGGCCTCGAATCTGATGAGCAACTCCGCTCCAAGAATAGAAAGAAACACCGACAACATGTCGGATGAGGATCTTTGGGACAGTGTCCCAGAACCTAAGGAAGAATTTTAGGGATCCTTATTTATTAATAATTTTATTAGGAGTTGACTATGGCAGCTTATGGCGGAACGGGAAGTATTACTGGGGCATCTAGTTATGGTGACCTGAGTAAGAACGATGCGTTCACTATTCAAAAGAAGATGTTACCGATTGCAAAGCGATTGTTGACATTTGCGAAATTCGCACAAAAAGAAACTAAACCCCAGAAGCAGGGTTTAGAAATCAGACACCGACGTTACGAAAGATTTCCAATCGTGGATTCCCCGATTGCGGAAGGTGTAACACCGGATTTTACCTCGCTTGAGCACACCACGCTCATGCACACGCTGAAGCAATATGGAAGTTATGTGAATACCACAGACGTCCTGTTGGCGGCCTCGCATGATCCGGTTCTCAACGTAATTTCAGAACGGCAGGCCACGCAAGCTGGTGAGACAATTGACTTTCTCAGCTATAAGACCTTCCGTGCAGGAACTCAGGCAGCATATGCTGGTGGAACCAGTCGTGCTACCGTTGATGCCACAATTGGACTACAGGCACTGACTTCTGTTGCAACCGCTGCTCCCACAGGGAACGACGGATTGATACAGAAGGCAATTCGTGTACTGGAGCGTAATGATGCCGTGAAGCTACGCAAGAAATTGCGAGCAGCAGTTGGTATTGCTACCGAGCCGATTCGTGAATCATTCATTGGAATTTGCCACCCTGACCTTCGTCAGGACATTGAGGCAATTACCGGATTCGTCCCAGTCGAAAAGTATTCCGACACAGGTGATGCAATCGAAGGTGAAATTGGTTCAGTCCGTGGCGTGAGATTCATTACCACAACCCAAGCAGTTCCTTTTGCAGACGCAGGCGCCACGCTGGCTTCTGGTAATGCTCAACACGCTGTTTCAACCAGTGGTACTCAGGGCTCATCCGGTAATGCCGATGTATATCCTGTTATCATACTAGCAGCCGATGCAATCGGTTGTGCCACACTTGGAGGCATGGATTCTCTCCGCTCCAAAGTCGTTCAGCCTCGCCCAGGACCCGGTGACCCATTAGGTCAGCGTGGAACTGTGGCATGGGACACATTCTATTCTTGCATTATCCTGCAGGATTTATGGATGTATCGCATTGAGTGCATGGCGACTAATTTATAATTCTTACCTATGAAGCCCTTAGCTACGGAGCCCCGTAGCGGGGGCTTCTACACCCTAAATGTCTAAATAGGAGAAATCTATGGACTCTTTAAAAACTAAAATAACCAGCGCCCAGCAGATGTCGTCAGTTGACACGGTCAACTTTGCAGATGGTCAAACATGGTCAGCGGCCACATATCAGCGGGATCTTTTTATTCCAGAAAAAGCTCGTATTAGTGGTTACGCTGTCATAGTTAGTGATGCAGTAACGACTACTTCGGGTGCTAATACATTTGAAATTGGCCATGCAGCAGGGACATTGCAAACTGATGCAGCTATGGTAAACGTAGCAGCAGCAGCCGATCCTAATGCTTATTGCCTTGCCGTCAACCTAGAAGCAGCCGGATATACTACTCCATCACGGGGTACAGTAGATGCCGCTGTAACGTCTGGCGTTGAAATTATGGGAATGCCTCCCACAATGACAAGTGGTGCAACGTATACTTATGCACCAAGTACGACCGCCGCTTGGTCAGCTTCAGGCGAAAAAGTTGTTCCAGTAGTAGGAACAATGATTCTTGGAGATGCTCAGACAGCCGGAGTATTTCATTGGTGGGTTGAATATGTTTTTGATTCCAATATAGTTTGGACTCAGGCAGCATTAGCCTAACACTAATTTACTGGACGGGGGCAACCTCGTCTAGTATTGCGGGCTTATGATTGTGCCCTGCTATAAACAATCAGACACACACAACACACACACAGAAAGGACACATTATGTCTTCAAATCCATTTGAATTACGATTCAGGCTTTTAGAAATGGCGCAAAGCTATCTCCAAGAGCAATTACAACGTAATCAAAATGCATTTTCAGGTGCTTGGGATCTTGCCCAAGAACAGGGAGAAGCTAATATGAAACTCTGGAACGAGCTACAGCCCGAAACTTATACCATTGCTGATATAAAGAAAAAGGCGAGCGAGTTGTATGAATTCATAGAAAAAAAATAATACAATTACTAGGCGGGGGCAACCCCGTTTAGTATTAACCTAAGCAAGGAGATCTTATGCCTACAGCAGGCGGATTACTAGGGAAAAGTGAACACATCCCAAAACACGGTAAAAAACACAGTGCATATCAAGATGCTGGTGATGGCCAGTGGATAATCATGCCCAACGGCATGAAGATGGCAAAAGAATGGAAAAAAGGTGATTCTATTCCAGAAGGTTTTTGTGTCATCAATATTGATCATGGACGTGACAATACCGAGATGGGACCTGTCCCAGTTACACACGGAGAGAATACATTAATTATTCCCCGTGGTACAGACAGAATAGTACCACTTCTTCACGTTAACGTACTGAATGACGCAGTTACTACTGATTATTTCCAAAAAGATCTGATGAGTGGTATGTCATCACGGTCCAACAGGCGGTTTAATTTCGCAGTAAAGAAATGGCCTAAAACTGGAAGCGAGATGGGGGTCTCACTGGAAGATCTGGAAGATGCAAAGGAACGTCATGAGGTAATAGACCTTGATCAAGATTAATGAACCGGAAACAAATAAGGGAGCGAGTTGAAACAGCATTACAAGATAAAGACAACAGGCACTGGACAGATGCAGAATTAAACCAGTACATTGATGACACTCTTGTAGAGTTCACTCGTCTCTCAAAGTACCCTCAGGTAGAGGGATCTGCCACTAATCCTGGCGGAACCACTCCTCTAGGTGAGGCTACACAAACAGGCACACTGACCATTGACGGGAAAACTGCCACTATTACTTTCAGTGGTGCTCATGGATACAGTGCAAACGATGTCATTGTAGTCTCAGGAGGAGCTCCGACTGAGTATAATGGAGCGTTTCCTGTTCTCGTTCCGTCTACAACTACACTCACCTACAGGGTATCACTTGGTGATACAGTTACAGATTCTTCTGTTTCTGTTTTTAGAATAGGCCCCACTTACACCAAACCCTCCACAATTGCAGAGATAGTATCTGCAAGCATAGATGGCAGGGAACTTTCCATATACACAGAATCCGAACTGAATGCCGCAGCCTCTTCTCGTGGTTACCGTCATTTTATGCTCGAATCCTCCATGGGATTCCATCCCAACGCTTTTACATCAGCAATTTCAACCGTAGACAACACACCAAAGTGGCGAGCTCAGACTGGTCCAATTGAAGCAATTATCTTCAATAACCGCACGGCAAGCACATTCAGGATTTATCCCCTTCCAAAGGCAGATAAGGATCTGTATGTTGATAAGGACGCAACAGCCAAGGTATTTCATACTCTCACGATACGGGGAGTACCAGTATCCAGCGGGTTGACCAGCGACACAACGTCGCCAGACATCAATGTATACTGGCATGAAGCTATTGTTTATGGCGCCCTGGAGAGAGCATGGTTAAAAGAATCGAAGTTACAGAATGTACAGAAGTCTGATATGTACCATAATAAGTTTATGCAACAAGCTAATCAGGCCATGATGAATGAGGGTATGACATCCGGTGCCCTCAGTGA